AAGCGCGCGACTACCACGCCTACTATTTTACATTCTTCGTCCCATTCTTCGGCTGGGATGATAATATCGTCGTACTCCGGATTTATGGAGTGCAGGACGACGCTTGTTTCTTTTTTGAAGAACTGCTTGCACACGCCGTCATTACCGTTAATAATAACAATCGCAATTTCTCCGTTCTCTGCGGTGCTCTGCATATGCACAAGCGCCAAGTCACCTCTATTTAGCCGTGGGGACATCGAATCTCCGTTGATCACCAGTGCAAAATCAATGCCTAGCTTGCGATAAGGTTCGGGGACGTCCATCCATCCTAACGCTTCTTGTATAGCAGGGACTGGTTTGCCCGCCGCAACTCTTCCAAGAATGGGCACGCGTCCTACAAACGCAACCATATCTTCTTGGATATTGATTTTGTCTTTGATTTCAATTCTTTTTGGCGGCGTGGGATTATTCGTCCTTCCAAGGAGATAATCAACAGAGACACCAAAAACATCAGCCATTTTTTCGGCTGTAATACGAGATGGCATTCTTTTTCCATTTTCATAACTGGAAATTGCCATTCCACTAACTCCTATTTTCTTAGCAAGATCAGATTGTCTAAGCCCTAATTTTTCACGTAATTCTCTTATTCTGTCTCCAATTATACTCACGGTATACATTATATCCTTCCTCTACACATGATGTCAAATAAACTTAATGTTTAATTTTACAGAAATTTAACTTGAATTTCTCTAAACTTGGTGTATAATAAACTTGTAGTTTAGAGAAGGGAGGAATTAAACATGGCGCTAAAAGAGCTACGAATCAAAAACAAACTAACCTTGAGAGAACTAGCAGAACACATAGGAGTAACCCTAGCTTATATTTCACAACTAGAAAAGGAACAAAAAACTCCTTCCCTCAAAGTTGCTTTCAAGCTCGCCAATTTCTTCGGTGTCTCGGTTGAGGAACTCTTCCCTCAGTTCAAGGATAGCACGAAGAAGGAAACCCCCACGGGGGTGTAAGGAAAGGAGCGATTATAAGTGAAGGAAATGGAATCTGTAAATCTCAATTTTGAAGGTCACCAAATAAGGATGTTAGTCAAGGATGGCGAACCATGGTGGGTTCTCAAAGATGTATGTAACGCTTTAGGGATCATGAATCATCGAGATATTGCCGGAAGGATAGACGAGGATGCCGTCGGGAACGCCGACATCATCGATCCATTAGGAAGATTTCAACAAACAAATATCGTCAACGAAGCTGGCATCTATCAAATAGCGTTCATTTCAAGAAAAGAAAATGCCAAGCGTTTCAGAAAATGGGTCACATCCGAAGTTCTTCCATCCATAAGGAAAACGGGTTCCTATTCGTTGAAACAGCTTAGCCCCCTTGAAATTATGCGAAATATGCTTGACACGATGATCACGCATGAAAAGAAAATCTTAGAGCTACAAGAAAGAACGCAAAGACAAGAAGAGAAAGTCAACAAGATTCAAGAAGCGTATTCACCGCTTAACAAGGATATGTCGTGGAGAAGGTGGGTGAACAAGGCTGTCAGAGGCGTTAGCTTCGAAGATCACACTTACGCCAACAAATGGGTGGGATTGTATGAACTGCTCGAAGAGAGAGCTCACTGCGATCTTAAAACGCGTTTGGCTAATCTCAGAGAAAGAGTAAGAAAAAATGGGCTCCCCAATTCAAGAGTGAATTCTTTGAACAACTTGGACGTGATTGAAAGCGATCCAAAACTGAAGGAAATATTCACATCCATCATAAGGGAGCTCACAGTTTCGAGTATCAAGTGATCAAATAAGTCACTTTAATTTGTACCTATTAAGTAGAGGTCTTTGACAATTGAATATTTTCTATAGAAAATTTTTAGCTGGCTTGTTTATTAAATAAGCTTCGTGCTCTTTTTTTATCTTCTTCATCTAGCAATTTTTTTCTCGTATAATGCAAAGTAGCTTTTATTACCTTTGCAAAATGAAGTAGATAAAAAATAAAATTTGTGAAAGAAAAAGAGAAAAAACTTAAACTTGAGATATAAAAAATTTTGTTTTTAAAGACAAGTACTCCAAATAATATAACGGCCGAAAATGCTAATAAAGATACGTTTCTAATCATTCCAACAAATAGTTTATAAAATTCTCCTTCTTTCGGATTTTGTGTGCGACTCTCAAAATTAATTTTTACAAGATACTTAATAAAAGGCGCATCACCTAATGCTAATAGTATAGAAATGCCAACGAACATAAGACTTGCCAAAGCAGAATCAATTGTTGCAGCTGCAAACAAAGCATTCTCATTTATGGTAATGTGTGAATAAAAAACGCCTAAAATGATGAGAACTATTATTCCAACGATAAATGACACTAATATTTTCCTTTTCTCCACCACATTCACTTCCTTGAGTTACACTATGGGATGTATATATTATAGCACCTTCTAATAAAATGAATTGTCTGATAACGAAGAAGAATTTCTATAATAAAAGTCATGCAAATCTTCTAAAACATGATTGTGATTTTGAATGTCCTCTTTTTTATATTTCTTTATTTCTCGTATAAGCAAACTTGCAAAATTTATTTTCTTTTTGGTTCCGTTATCTTCTTTAATAAATGCAGAAATGCTAAACCCATTATAATCTGAGAAATCGAAACTACGTAACTCGTTTTCTTCCTCGTCTTTTATCAAAATTTTCTTCCCATCTAGGAAAATTTTGAAAGGGTTAAGTTTATTTCGTTTTTTATAAGATAAGGATCCAACAACTTTCTCTCTTTCATTGATAAGAGATTTAGAATCAGGTTCTGATTTAAAATAATTCCATTCAATTCTAAAAGCGCTTAATTGATTGAGCTTGGCCTTATTAACAGAAGGGATGAAAATGAAATTGGGAAATGTGGAAACGTTGGGCAAAGAATAAATTACATCATTTACATAGTTTATTCTAGGGCTTTTTACATCTTCTAAAACTATCTCCGCATCAGGAAAAAAATTTGATGATTTAAAAATAACAAAGCGCATTACACTAACAACTCTTTCATTTCTTTTGAGCTTGGCCTCTATTACTTCATCACTATAACTTATTTTGTTGTTCTTTTTAACTTCATTAATGGTGTAAATATTGATGTTTCTTGATGAACTATAGAGAATTGCATCAATAAAATTTTCTTTTTTATTCAATAAGTGAAGCAATTTTTTTCCATCAGAAGAAGAAAGCCATTCATCATTAGAACTAGTTAATATATTAAATAGAGAATTAACACCGTCCCTTTCTTCAGCATTTTCCTTGGAAGGCCCTATCAACCCATAAGAAAAGGTTCTTTCTGGCATTTTACCCCTCCTCAATATTTTTCAAAGTTCTCGCAAGGTTTATGAGAAATTCTCCGACTTTTTCAAGGTACTCTGGAGTTGGAGAATTTTCAAGAGCAGAAAGTTTTTCTTTTACGTCTTCCGGAAGGAAATCTTGGATGTTGAAGGCGGTGTCTTCGTAAGAAGGTTTGTTCGTTCTTCCGAGAAGATAGTCCACGGAGACACCGAAGATATCAGCTATTTTGTCGGCTACATCAATGGATGGAATATTCATTCCTGTCTCCCACATAGAAACAGTTGAGCGACCAATGTTCAATATTTTAGCCAGCTCTGATTGTTTCAGGTTCTTAGATTTTCTTAGGTTCTTCAGACGTTCTTTAAAATCTTCGATTGCCATCATCAATGACATTGTATCACTTCCTTACTTCTGAAATGACATATATCTGTAATACTGACATTTTACAGAAATTTAATTTGACAAGTCATCATAAATGTCATATTATACTTATGTCAATTAAAATGACTGAATAGAAAGGAGGTCATAATAAATGAACAAACTTAAAGAGTATCGAGAACTCAAAAACATCACTCAAGCCGAATTAGCCAATGCAATCGGTGTAAAACGAACAACAATTTCAATGATTGAAAGCGGAATAAACAAACCTTCACTTAAAACGGCTTTCAAGATTTCAAAATATTTTGGAGTTCGGATTGAAGATCTTTTTGATTTGCAATTCAAAGATACCACCAACGAAAAGAAGCCAGCGGGCGTGTAACGATGAAGGTCTTTGACAATTGAACAAAGCGAAAGAAATGGAGGTGTTCTTTTTGACCAACAAAGAGCGTTCATTCATTCTTGGAAAGATCTTCGCAAGGATAGATCTGGAGAAAAGGGGTGAAGAAAATGTGGACGGAAGGATTCAAAAGACAGTTTCACCGAGCGTTCGCCCACACGGCGAGAGAGCGAAGACTGTGGTGGGAGTTGATCCTAGATGAGCAGAATCAAGAAACTTCGAGAAGAATTAGACGCTCCCATCGTAGACACGTTAGCCTTTCTCGTAGCCGTTGAAAATTACGCTATGGAAGACAGATGGGGACTGCCCGCACTGAGACACAACGGCAAAGACTGGTACGTCCTAAATGAGATAAGGAGGATGAAAGATGGAATTAAAGGAAATAGTGGGGAAGCAGATAGCTGAAAATTGTGATTCGATTGCGTCTTCAAGAATGATATTTGAACTGCTCGATTCTTTTGACAAATATGAGAACGAGGAAGACAGCTTGAAGAACTTTTTGAGACACAGAATCAAAGTACACAAAGAAGACGGAGAGTTTGGATACGCGACGGAATTGGATTTCATCCTCAAAAGGATTGAAGAAATAGACGCCATGCAAGATGCGATCGAGATTCAGATTAAGCATTTAGTTAGGAACATCAAAACGGAGAACTGGCTTTCAAATGGTTTATGGAGAGGAGTGAGAAAAGATGAGAAGGAAAAAGAGCATCTTGAAAAAGTTGGCTAAGGAAATCCTCAAAAACGCTTTCAGCGACGCTCAAAGAAAGATAGGTGGCAAGAAATGAAAAGAACAAAAAAAAGAGCCTCACGGGGAGGCACAAACCAGCATCTCGATTATATCACACTATATCGCAGATACGGCAAAGAGGCCGTTGAAGCGGAAGAAATTTTGTTAGACGAAAAATATCCAGTCGCTTTTGGAAAGGCGAATCCACTTAGGAGAATCAAGATTCTCGATCAATTTCTCTCTAAAAAGGAGGAAGAATGATGCAAAAACTTCTTGATACCAAAAGAATTTCATATGAAGAGTGGAAGAAAGCTAGAAAGAATGGAATAGGCGGTTCTGACGCCGCGGCAATTGCGGGATTGAACCGTTTCAAGAGCCCACTTGCAGTGTATCTCGAAAAGATAGGCGAAGTTGACAACAACGTTGACAACGAATACGTGTACTGGGGAAGTGTCCTCGAAGATCTCGTCGCAAAGGAATTTGAAAAAAGAACGGGAAAGAAAGTCCACAAAGTCAACGCGATTCTTGTTCATCCAGAATATCCCTTCATGATTGCAAACATCGACCGAAAGGTTGTAGGAGAAGACGCTATCCTCGAATGCAAAACAACAAGTGCATGGAACGCGAAGGAATGGAAAGACGATGAAGTCCCACAAGAATACATCATCCAGGTTCAACACTATATGGCAGTCACAGGGGCGAAAAAAGCATACATAGCGGCCCTTATAGGTGGAAATCATTTTGAGATAAAGGAAATCGAAAGAGATGATGAGTTGATAGAAAGCCTCATCCAGATAGAAAAAGACTTTTGGCACTTGGTTGAGACAAAAACGCCTCCGGATATAGACGGTTCCAAAGCCTCAAGCGAAATCCTCAACATTCTCTATCCAGCCCCTACGACAGATGAAATTCTTTCTCTCGGTGGCGACGTTGAGAAGCTCATCGAGGAAAGGAACGCATTGGTTGATCAGATTAAGCAGTTGGATGAAATGAAAACTGAAAAGGAAAACAAAATCAAGGCTCTGCTTGGAGAACATGAAACCGCTCGCACGAATAAATATTTTATCTCTTGGAAGGCTATAACCTCAAAGAGATTCGATTCCAAGAGCTTCAAAAAGGATTACAAGGATCTATACGACAAATACACCAAGGAGTCTTCATATAGGAGACTCACGATAAAGGAGGGAATGTAAGATGTCAACAACGAGTGAAGTTAAAAGCAAATTGTCAACGAAAGCAAAAAACGGGCTGAAGGCCAGCCCGTACAAAACCATCCAAGACTTACTAAAAAGAATGCAGCCTGAGATCCAGAAAGCTCTACCCAAACACATGGATGCGGACAGGATTGCAAGAATAGCTCTTACTGAAATGAGAAAGAACCCAAAGCTCCTACAAGCTTCGCAAGCGTCCTTGTTGGGAGCGATTATGACCGCCGCTCAGCTTGGATTGGAACCAGGCGTGCTTGGACACGCATACCTCATTCCCTATTATAACTCAAAAACACGTTCAATTGAAGTCCAGTTTCAAATAGGATACAAAGGACTCTTGGATCTTGTTAGGAGGTCTGGAGAGATCCAAAACATAGACGTTCACGAGGTATGCGAGAACGACGACTTTGAGTATGAGTACGGACTTGAACCAAAATTAAGGCACAAACCAGCGCTCAAAGACAGAGGAGAAGTTTACGCCTTCTACGCCGTCGCTCACTTCAAAGACGGCGGCTATTCGTTCCTCGTCATGTCAAAAGAAGATGTGGAGAAGTTCCGCAAACGTTCCAAGTCCCCGAACAACGGCCCGTGGGTAACAGACTATGTGGCAATGGCAAAGAAAACCGTGATAAAACAGCTCGTGAAGTATCTCCCTATGAGTATCGAGATACAAAAAGCCATCACCGCGGATGAAACTACAAAACGTGAAATAAAGGAAGACATGGTAGAAGAAGTTCCAGATGAAACTGACTGGATAGATACTGATTACCAGGAAGTGAATGAAGAACCAGTCGAAGAAACACCCGACGAATCAATTAAGGAAACACCAACCGATTCCATGGCTACCGTCAAGGAAATCTACAAGAAGCTTGAAAAATACGACAAGGACAAAAAGAAAGAAATCATCGAAATGCTAAAAGCCAAATACAACGTGAAATCACTTGCCCTCCTCTCTGAAGCTCAAGCGCAAGAAGCGCTTGGGGACTTGACCTGACATCCTCCTTTTACCCCGCATCGATGGGTGCGGGGGTTTTTGGAGTCGTTAATTGATTGGAGGTAAAACAATGACATATATCGATCTCATCAATCGCTTTTGGAAAATGAATACAGAGTACACTTTTTCTACCGCGGAGATTGCGCTATACTTCAAGATTTTGGATATAGCCAATAATCTCGGGTGGAAAGAGCCTCTTTCAGTGTCCACGAAGCGGTTGTGCGCAGAGATAGATATTTCACATCCAACCTTCTTCAGAGCCCGTCAAAGACTGTGCGATGCCGGTCTATTAAGAGTAAAAAGCAGGGGTACAAGAAAATCTGCCCTCTATTGGTATCATGATTCGTTAAAAAATTTTACTAATCATGATACTAATCATGATACTAATCATGATACTAATCGTGAGACTAATCGCGAACTAATCATGAGACCTTATATAAGACTAGATATAGATCAGACTAGAGATAGTATTGTAGATACTAACGTATCTACTAAGTCATCTCACGATGACGTGCCCTATCAAGAGATTGTTTCCCTTTATCATTCAATGTGCCCATCGTACAAACGCCTCTCTAAGCTCACAGACAAACGCAAAGCCCATATAAGAGCGAGATGGAGAGAGCATGAGTCCCTCGACAAATTCAAAGCCGTATTTGAGAACATGGAGAATTCTTCGTTTCTCAAAGGGGATAACAATCGAGAATGGCAAGCAGACTTTGATTGGGTTATGAAAAATGAAAGCAACTTCCTAAAAGTGTTGGAGGGCAAATACAACAAGGAGGTGAAAAATGAAATCGCTCAAAAAGGAAATAGAAAATCTCGAAAAGAAGATGAAATTGAACTCTACAAGAGCCCGGCAGGAAAAAAATTCTCAGACAGAGAACTCGAAGAAATACTATACAACCCCGAACGAGATGCTTGAGGCATGCAAAGCTAAATGTCCAGGGCCTAGCAAATGCCCTTATGTGGGAACGCCTATATTCGGTTCCAATCCACCACAGTTAATCCGTTGCCCTGTTTATGAGAGATGGAGAAAGCAAGCGGCACTCGAACATGAAATAAGAAACGTTGTACCGGAAAACTTAGCTGAGAAAAACTTTGAGAATTTCCTGATCAGAAGCCCTACCTCTGGTAAAGCGCTCCAATTGATGAAAAAGTACACTGAATCTGAAGCTTGGAAAGAAGGGGCCAACATTCTCCTCACAGGGACATATGGTGTTGGAAAAACGCATTTAGCGACTGCTACAATACGAAAAGCTATTGAAGCGGGTTCGACTGCTGCTCTAATTTTGGCTGTAGATTTGATCCAAGGGAATTTTGAAGAGATAAACAATCGCTTTGAAAAACTTCAAAAAGTTGATTTGTTGGTAATTGATGATCTTACGACAGAATTCGAGAACAAGTATTTCCTGCAGCAGATCTTTAGACTGCTTGAGCATCGATATAGACGAAAAAAAGGCACCGTTTTTACAACCAATTTGCCTGTCCGAGAGTTTGTAAAAGGAATCGGGGACAAAATATTCTCTAGACTTTATGAAAATCTTTTAGTGATTGAAATTAAGGACAGCGATTATCGTAAGGAATTGAGAAGGAAAAAGCTTGAATGGTTTAAAAACAGTTAGCTTCGCAAAACGCGAGCTCGCAAAAAGGGGAGGAGTGAAAATGAAGAGAGAATTTTTGGAAAAGTTGAAAAGCGTTAGTGAGTTATCCAAAGAACGTGATATAGAATACGGAAAAAGTTATGATGATGCTTCAAATATAACTGTTTTCTTCAAATATACTACAAAAATTGATGATATCCTCCGAGAGATGTCAGAGCAAGAATTTGGAACTTTCCTATCTCTTGTGTGGACCGGCAGAGATTTGTACGAAAGGCGCAATGATCCTCCACCCAAAGAAGAAATCAAAGACATCTTTGCTTCTTACCGCAAAGATGCAATGCGATGGAAAAATACAGAGATCAACAGGAAATATACCGAGGAGAAGAAACTGCTTCACTTCTATCTCGAGAAAGTTTTTGAAGTATTGGAGTGGTTAGACGATGAAAACTAATATTCCATTTGTGAAATCGAATAAACTGCTGTTTCATAAGCATTACAGCGATGCGGGTCACGATCTCGAAAGCGTCGAAGATGTTGTGGTACCAGCCAAAGACTTCGCCCCGATGATCCATACTGGTGTGAAGGTTTCAATTCCTGTCGGGTATTTTGGGCTTGTCAAGGAGAGATCAAGCATAGCCGCCAAAGGCGTGTTCGTTATGGGAGGAGTTATAGACAGCGGGTATACTGGAGAAATACTTGTGAATCTAGCCAACATAAGCGGCTATGACTATGTGGTAAAAGCCGGCGATAGAATCGCGCAGTTGATAATCCTTCCCTGCGCTGCAGTGTTCGAACTTGGTAACGTTGAAGAAGATACCGAACGCGGCGTAAAAGGCTTCGGGAGCACGGGAAAATAAGGGAGATGACAAAAAATGATGTTCATTCTTGGTTTCTTTTTAGGAGCTGGAATAGGAATTCTCTTGATAAGTGCGATTACAGTTGGAAAGATCTCAGATAACGGGAAATAATGGTGGGAGATGATGAGATGCTAACGATTCATGGGAAAAGATACATTCCGTTTGCAAGACTCAAAGAGTTCTTTTCGAGGGTGGATAAAGATCAAATCTTTGTTCTTATTCGTGATAAAAAAGTGAAATCGTTTCGAGTGAATGGGCACTTGTTCGTTTGCTTGGAAGACGTGCAGCAAAACATGAGAAGAGGGATAGCAAGTGTTTAACAAGGTAATTCTCGTTGGCAGAATAACGCATGATCCCGAGATAAAGATAGCCAACGATAAACAGTATCTTGATTTCCAGCTTGCCGTGAATAGGTATGGCAAGGACGACAAATCGGATTTTTTCAAAGTGGTTTGTTTTGGGAAAACGGCTGAATTCGTTGACAAATACGTGAAAAAAGGTAACCTCATGTTGATTGAAGGTTCTCTCAGAGACAATCAGTGGACGGATGAATACGGGCAGAAAAAGAGAAAAACAGAGATAATCGCTCAACGGATCCAACTGCTGGAAAAACGGCAAAAAGAGCAAGAACAGCTTCCATCTCCACAACCACAAGAGATTCCAGAACCAACAGTAGAGGATGAAAATGGTGGAAAAGATGAAATCCCGTTTTGATTATGTCAAGCAAATCGGAAAATTGGCGGATGCGCTGACACAAGCAGTTAGCGCCCGCTCTGTTTTTTCAAAAGAGGACAGAAAAGCGCTTTCGAAGATAAGAGATGATTTGAACTCTTTTTTGGGAAAGGAGCTCAAGAATGGATTATCTCGCAAGAAAATTTCTTGAAGGCAAATACCTAAGTTGGAAGGATATGAAGAAATTATACCGGCGCTACAAGAAATATTGCCGCGTTCTAGGTGTTGGCATATTAGATCTAACCGTCGTTGATGAAGAGATCGAATGGGAAATAGCTTTTGCGACTGGAAGTATCATTCTCAGAAACGGCACAAAGCCGGAGCCAACGGATGAGGAAATCTTTACAACGGCCGAACTTATTGGAGAGATGGAATACTGGTTTTATCGCCTTAGGGAAGTGGACAGAACGTTATCCAATGTGTGGCTTTTGGGGGTTATGAACGGTGAAAAAGGTATTGATGTGGCTGAAGAACTGGGATTCATCAAGCCTGGAGATGAACCGAGTAAAAGAGTTTATTGGGCAAAACGTGTTGATTATGATTTGACAAGGGCTGCTGCAAGAAAAATTTTAAGAATCCGAGAAAAGGACTTGCATTTTGGCGAAAAAACTGCTAAAATATGATTAAATGGGATTAGTATGAGAAGCGGGTATAAAACCCGCTTTTGTTATTCCCCTTGATTCGTAATGTAAAAAGCGGTATTATTTGAATGCAAGGGGAGGTGGAAAAAATGGCGGTCAAGAGCGAAGGAGCGGAATTAAAGAATGTCTTGACTTACATTCTGTACAAGATCAGAAATATTCGCCCCACAATTGGCAGAACAAGAGTAATAAAGCTTTTATATCTTTCTGATTTAATAGCTAGGGCTCGAATAGGCAAAAAGATAACAAATATTAAATACCAATACTATTTTTACGGCCCTTATTCCAAGCGCATAGTAGAAGAGCTTGAGGATTTTTCCAGCAAAAAGATCGTAGAAGATTATAAATATCGTACAAATTCTGGGATAGCCCATGATTATAGAATAACCGATGAAGGTGCAAAAAAAGTTGAAGCAATTTTTGATGATATTCCAGAAGAACAAAAGAAAATAATCGATGAAGTAGTAAAAAAATACGGTAACATCAGGCTAGATAAACTCTTAGATGTGGTTTATAGTACAAAACCAATGAAAGAGCATTCGCCAGGAGATGCGCTATTGTGAATCAAGATGCATTTGCGGCATTTGCAAGATGGATTGCCTATGGTTTGGCCCATAATAAAGAACTAGATATTCATTTGGATGATGATAACAACGATATAGTGCTGCACCTATTTCTACCTAACCACACAAAAGTCACAATGGCTTCGAAAGCTTTTCAAGGATTAGATCAAGTTAGCGATTTTCTTCGTTCAAGCAGGCTGGAAAAGGATTCCAGTATGCAGAAGAATGTGGATGTGGATTTGGGAAAATCAATTTTGAAGGAAATAGGAATAGTAGGGTGGACAAATACAAAACTTAGAATGCCCGTTAAGTCGCCACCAGATATGGATCTTTACATTCCTGAGCAAAAGCAAAAGGGTATAAATGAAGGAGTATGGCTCGAATTCAGCACAGGAAAAAATAATCTTAAGGAACATCTCTTAAAAAAGCTTGGACAAATTTATTTAGCAAAACTCTTGAAGATGGAAGAAGTAGAGGAGAAAATATATGATGAAAAAAAGGGCGAAGAAGCCAAACGAATCAGGAGTATAAAAATAAGCAAGTTTATGCATATTTCTTTGTATCCGCTTGAAGAAGAAGACATGAGCATGGAAAATGAAAAAATCTCCTTTTTTTCTTTCTTCGATTCTTCTTTTCAAAAGAGTGCCAAAAGAAACAAAATTGTTTTGGATGTGGATAAGATTAATGACTTTTTGCTTAAGGATGGTTTAGAAAATAGGATTAGAGAAAAATGGAAAGAGCTTATAGATAAAATAGAAAAATTCATATACGCTTAATTTGATACAAAAAACATTAAGGGCGAGAAATCGCCCTTTTATTATATCCCTCCGCCATCACTGGCGGCTTTTTTGATGCCACAAAATTGGAGATGATCGTATGACTGTTAAATTCTGGGAAGCCATTTCGGCTATATATGTCGGAAATCTGAGGCTTGAAGTTGCAAAGCCGGAGTACAACACTCTCAAGCTGCTTATCGAGAGAATGATAGGGATAGGATAAAGGTGAGGTGATCGGAATGGGTAGACCAAGGAAATATTCCAAGAAATTCTTAACGAATTTGGCGAAAGAATTTGAAAAATACATCGAGGAGACAGATATTCCGATCATTGCCGAATTTGCTTACCAATGCGGTTTGTATTCGCAATTTTTCTATGATCATGAAGAATTTTCTGACCTATTAAAAAGACTTACCACTAAAAAGAAGGCACAGCTTGAAAAATTGGCCCTCGAAGGCAAAGTAAACGTCACGATGGCTATCTTCTCGCTCAAACAACTTGGTTGGACAGACAAGAAGAACGTAGATATCGAAGGTTCCTTGCTGTTCAAGGTTGTAGATAGAGATGGAGATTGAATTTATTGGAAAAATACGGCGATGGTTGAAAAAATCCAAGAGCAGGGTCAACGTTTTATACGGCGGTGCCGGCTCTGGAAAGTCTTACGCGATGGCTCAGTTTTTGATTCTTTATAAGCTCGCGGAAAGGAACAAAACGATCCTTGTAACGAGAAAAACAAATCCGGCTTTGAAGATCTCCGCTTACCAACTTATTCTTTCACTCTTGAACGAGTACAGAATTCCTTTCTCGCAAAACAAAGCGGATCAAATAGTGGAAGTGGGGACGAATCGTATCTTTTTCAAGTCGATGGATGACCCTGAAAAGATCAAATCGGCGGAGTTCAACTACATCTGGATGGAAGAAGCGACGGAGTTCACGGTAGATGATTACAGGCAACTAAGGTTAAGGCTTAGAAGGCATACGGATACGCGGAATCAGATGTTTTTGACGTTTAATCCTATTTCAAAGAACAATTGGGTTTACAAAGAGTTTTTCGAAACAAAGCACACGGATGTTTCAATTCTCAAGACAACATACAAAGACAATCCTTTCCTTGATCCCGAATATATCAAGACTCTTGAAAATCTGATCAACGAAGACAAAAGCTATTACCAAGTTTACGCTCTTGGCGAGTTCGTTTCGCTCAAAGGCACGATATATTCCAACTACGAAATCACTTCGGAAATTCCCGATCATTTTGACGAAGTCATATATGGCTTGGATTTCGGGTACAACAATCCCACGGCCTTGATCAAGATTGGGTTTTTAGACGAGCGCATCTACATCCTTGAGGAGATGTACGATCGTGGTCTAACAAACGCCGATCTCATCGATCAGCTGAGACGCATTGTGAACCCTCCAAATGCAAGCATATATGCGGACGCGGCGGAGCCCGCGAGGATCGAGGAAATCAAGCGTGCCGGTTTTAACATCTATCCCGCTGCCAAAAATGTCAAAGACGGTATCGACTACGTCAAGAGAAAAATGCTACACATAAGCCCAGAGTGCGTAAACACGATCAAGGAAATCGAATCTTACAAGTGGAAGCAAGACAAAAACGGCAACGTGCTGGACGAACCCGTCAAGTTCATGGATCACGCTATGGATGCCATGAGATACGCGATTTATACGCATGCAAAGCAAGGCGAAAGAATGATTGAAACGGCGAATATTGACATATTTTAAGGGGGCTTGAGATGTTTTACACAGGCTCAATGATGCGAAGGTTTTACGAAGATTTATGGAGCTTTTACGCCGGCAAATATACGGTTCAATACTGCCAAGAGCACGATTTGTTCGTAGCGTTCGATTCTAAGGGCAACCTTGCGCATATAACAAGACCGATGATTGATTATCAAGTGGAAGTTGCGAATACGGATATGTATTTCATCACTTCAGGCTGGCAAGATGTTGAATGCGACGATGAGACTGCTAAGAAACGTATACAAGAGATTTTGTCAGCGAACGATTTTGAACAAAAGTTGAGGCTTTTTGTGTTGCAAGGTCTTGTGTTTGGAGACACGGCGATGAAAGTGGGCAAAGACGACGCTGGGAACGTGAAATTCGACGTTGTAAGGCTTAGAGATGGGATATTGGACTTTGAAATGGTTAACGGGCAAATTACGGCGTGGACGTATCGGGAACTGTTTTCAATCGGCAAACAAGAGCCGTATGTTGAAAGATTTGGTACAGATTCGTATGAGAGAATACAAGGAGATAAAGTTGAAGTGCGTGTCCCTAACTTGTATGGTGTGCCGTGGCTGTTTCATGTTGCAAACGCCCCTTCAATGGACTATCCGGTGTGGGGAATCTCGGAGATTAAGAAGATTCAGGGCGCTATCGATGAGATGAATTCGACGCTGTCTAAGATTTCTGCGATAGAAAGTATCTATGCGGATCCGCATTTTCTCATTACCGGTGCACGCAAGGGCAATATGGAGAAAGAGCAAAAGGCGTGGTTTGTGCCGGAGGGTGCTGATATAAGAATCTTGGAGTACAAGGGGAACGTTATACCAGCGATGCTTGAAAAATATGACAGGATTGAAAAAAACGTGAGAGATAAGATGCCGGAGCTGATATTAAACGACCTTGGCAACATCTCGGGATACGCTTTAAGATTGAAGCTCACGAAGCTAAGACAAAAAATTTCGGCGTATAGGCAAGTGTATTTCACCGCTTTGGAACGCATGTTTAACCTGCTTTACAAGATGGACTCCGGCAAAGACGTTGAATTCAAGATCGAGGCGGAGGATATCATACCGGAGGATTCTGTGGCGCTCGCTCAGTATTTGCTCCCGCTTATGGAGAGCGATATTATCTCGAAGCAAACGGTTACCGAAGAGCTTGGATTCAACTATAGTGAAGAGCAAGAGCGTATTGAACAAGAAGCGGTGAATCAGTACTCGAATCGGGTGCAGGTAAATGGACAAGAGAGTGCGCGAGTGGTTCCATGAGGTGGATTTGCAAGAGCAAGAATTGGTGGAGAGACTGCTTGAACCGTTGAAAAGATACGTGCGAGATGCGATGTTGAGATTAACGGGAGACAAGCTTGTAAAAGCGAACAGAATCATGAACGAACGTGTGAGAGAGGTTGCGAGAATACTGAGGCAGTGGTACGGAGAGACGTCTCCCGTCTACAGGCAATACATCGAAGGCGTATATAGGCTTGGATGGACACATGGCGCTGAAATGCTTGGAGTTGAGGCGAGTTTTGCGTTATTGCCGAAGAAAGAAATTGAGCAGTTAGTCAAAGCTGGATTGGTGTATATGTACAACTACAACGAAGATATGATTCAGTTGGTAAAAAAGCGTTTAGCGCTGGCGATACTTAACGGCGAAAGTTATTTTACTGTCCAAAAAGATCTCTTGAAGAAAATACCGCAAAACGGCAAAAGGCGAATCAAAGTGATGGTGCGTGACCAGATAGGGCGTGTTTATCAGTATTCGACGAACGATTTTTTGGACAGGCACAAAGATATGATAAAAGAGTACAGATGGATGGGGCCGTTGGACAAAAGAACGACGGTGATTTGCCGGGACAGACAGATGCATAATCCTTACACATATGAGGATTTTAAGCGGTTAGATCCACATCCACATATCCAATGCAGGCACGGGTGGATCGCAGTACCGAAAGAAATAGAGGGCGCAAAATAGCGTCCTTTTTTGTGGGGTGATGATATGGCGAACGTTATCAAAAACGAAAAGGCTTCTTGGAATCCTCCTGCGACGAAAAAAGCAAGAGAAAAAATGCCGTCGAGTGCGTTTCTCGACCCGCAAAATCTGAAGTATCCGGTGAAGAAAAAGATAAACGGCAAATGGGTGTACTCGTGCAAAGCGCTTGTGGCTGCGATGATAAGGGCTAAGCAGAACAATAGGATGGATATATATAGCAAGGCGAAGAAATTACACGATAATCTATGCAAGAAAGGGTGAGATAAATGGAAGAAGAAAAACAGGCTCAAGAGGTTGAAACTCCTAAGGAGGGTCAAACTCAAGAGACTGCGGTGCAGGACGATAAAAATCCGTTAGATGTGTTGAGAGAAACGGTGGCTCAGTCGGCAAAGGAGCTCGGACTCAGTGAGGACGAGATAGCCCTTATGACGACGAAGGAGCTGCAGAGTTACGTTGATAAAGCGATTACTCAAGCGATTAAAACACGTGAAGAAAGGTTGAAAAAGAAACAAGAAGAAGAAAAACTCATGCAAGAAAAGAAGTACGAAGAACTTTTGCGAATGAAAGACGAAGAGTTGAAGAAACTCCAGCTTGAACGAGAAACACTCGACCTTTTGACCGAAAAAGGCAAAAGTAAAGAGTGGATGAGTTTGCTCACAGCTTCGGATATTGAAGGGCGCAAAAAACAGTTGGAGACGGTTGAAAGCTTGATTGAGGCAGAAGTCAAAAGACGTGTTGAAGCCCTTGAGAAGAGTTCCTTCAAGGCTGAGAGCAAGCCTGTTGAGACGCAAAAATTCCAAAATGCGGAGGAGGCGTTGAATGCCATCTTTGCGCAAGCACAACAAAAATAATGAGAGGTGATTTGAATGATAACAACGTTTGACGTTGTACAAAATAAGGTAGATGTTTCGCCAGTTTTATCTTTGGTGGGTCCAAAGCAAGCACCTTTTTTGGACTTGGTCGGGATCGGCAAAAGCGTTACGTCCACAACTTACGAATGGTTCGATGATAGGTTGCCTAAGAGAGCATCCACGTTAGCGGCTGCGTATACCGCTGGGACTGATACCACTTTAACAGTTGCAAGTGGAGACGGTAAGTATTTTGCCGTTGGAGCGGTTGTGAAGGTTGGAAGCGTTGCTTATAAGGTTACGGCGGTAAACGGCGATGTTTTGACCGTTAGCGCTTTGAATACGGATGCCAATCACGCTGTTGGCGATACGATACTCTTCATTTCTATTCCAAGGACAGAAGGTCAAGATTTTGCGAATGGCACGTATTTCCCGGCTACGATGCGCAAAAACATCACTCAGATATTTAGCGACTATGTCCAAATAAGCGGCACACAGTCGAGCGTGGCACAATATGTCAATACTAACGTCTTTACGAGTGAAGTACAAAAGAAACTGTTAGGATTGAAGATACAGCTTGAAATGGCCGTGTTGAATTCGATATATCACGAGCCGACTTCCAACGCTGATGCGAGAATGATGAAAGGGATTTTGCAGTTCTTGCAAGAGGATGGGGTTTCTGGCTCCGGTACACTCACCGAAGACAACTTCAAGGCGTTCTTGAAGGAGATATGGCAAAACGGTGGAGATCCAAGCGTGGCTATTATGGATTCTGCGAGTGCGGAGACGTTTAACACGTTCCAAGCCGATAAACTTATCGTTCAAAGAAACGATCAGACCGCCGGTAGAGTGATAACCGGTTATCTTTCTCAATATGGACATATTCGCTTGATCGTAGATAGATGGATGCCACCTAACACGATAATAGTTTTGTCGGACGTGAACAGAGTAAAAGTCCATCCATTGAACGGCAGGGCGTTCTTCTACGAACAACTCGCAAAGACCGGAGACGGTGTGAAAGGACAGATTGTAGGAGAATACACGCTTGAAGTTAGAAATCCAGAGACTCACGGTGTATTCAGCGTAGCGTAAGGTGATAACGATGTTGTATAGAGTTTTGAATGGCGCTAAGATAGTATTCATAGAGGGCAAACGATACGTTGTGAAAGACGGCAAAGTGGAGGTTGACCATGAGGTTGACCTCCCTTTTTTAGTGCCGGAGGTGGTAGCGAATGACGCAAACAGAGTACGCAAGGATGTTGATACGAGATCCGGAGATAAAACT